TCAAGATGCATTAACAGGGCTTGCAGGTTCTTACCTAGAGCTAGGAGATTTTGAACGAGCACACGAGTGTGCCGAACAATGCGTATTGCTAAACAAACATGACCCTAGAAATCTTTGTATCCTGGCAACAGTTATCTCTAAACGCTATAGAGGGGATGTCGAGAAACAGTTACAAGCTATAAAGTATTTTTCAGAAGCTTTTAGTAAAGTTAAGAGTAATTCTGTTTTTACTAGGGATAGTATTGAGCTTACTACAGATATTTTATCAGGGTGGGGAGCTTGTCTAATTAATCTTCATCAGCCCCAACGAGCCATTATTCTTTTAGAAGCAGCTTTAGAGTTAGATCCTTTAAATCCTTTAGTAAATAAAAACCTAGCGTCCGCGTACACTAGCGTAAATGATATTAAAAAGGCCATAGATAGCGCTCGAAAAGCTCAGCGAAGTGACGACCCCGAAGTAGTCGCAGACTCTATATACCAGGAAGGTATGTTAGAATTAATGCTGGGCAATTATCAAAAAGGCTGGAGACTGCACGAACATAGATTGCATACTAAGCAATTTGCAGCTGTTAGAGCAACTAAAACACCACAATGGCGTGGAGAGGCCCTACAAGACGGAGAATCTTTACTAATATATCAAGAACAAGGAATTGGGGATACTCTACAGTTTTCTAGATATTTGCCTCTTATCCCCACTAGCGCTAAAAATATTGATATAGAAGTAATGGGCAATCAGTATCAAAAATGGGTGGACCCTAAAAAAGAACCTAACTCTATTAGGCAGTTCTTACACGATAACTATAAAGAAATAGTACGCAATTCTTTCGTAAAAGGCTGGAATTCTCCGTACTACGAAGACTACACGTACATAGTTTCTTTTATGAGTCTGCCACGTATATTTCGCACTACTTTAGAGTCTGTACCTGCTATACCCAATTTTAAAGCCTATAACACGACTATAAGTGCTACTGCTGCCGACATAGGAATTCTTTGGCAAGGTTCCAAAGAACATAAGAACGATTTCAATCGCTCTATTCCTTTAGACTACGTAAAAAATCTACTTAACCGCCACAGTGATAAAACTTTTATTAGTTTACAGCTAGAACCTAGTGAAGAGTTACAGGGTATACCTAATTTAAAACAGTTAGGGCATACAGTCACTAATCTTGATGATACCTTAACACTGCTACAGTCTTGTAAACTAGTAGTAACAGTAGATTCTATGATTGCTCATCTTTCAGGTAGTGCCAATATCCCTACTGTTATACTACATGCATACTCTCCTGACTGGAGATGGATGCTAGACCGGTCTGATTCCCCTTGGTATCCTAGTGTTACCAATATTAGACAATCTTCAATTCAGAATTGGGATTCTGTTTTTACTGCTTTAGATAAGCATTTAGAAACAGTATTCAGCAATAAAAATTAAGTTGACTACTGCTCAAAAATATTCTAGTATGACTATACGATATAACTGGTATGAGTTAAATAGCATTTCTACCTTACCTGAATCTCATGTAATCCTAATCTTTGCACTATATCTAGGACGTCAAAAACCTCTCTCTGCTAATCTAAAACTACTAAAGTCCAAACTTGTGCTTGACGCTATACCGCTTGCCCTATTTCAGACTCGTGCACTAACTCAATATACTACCGGTATATTTTCTAATTTTACTACTGTAGAGCCACAGTGTTATATTCGTAACTGTTCTTTTTTACACATGCGTTTTTCTGCTCGCACAAAAGCAGACTACATTTACATACTAAGCCAAAGGTCTATTGCTAACAGAAATAACTGGATTCCTGATTACTACATAGAACCTCAATACCACACCAACCCTTTGATTACTAAAGTCAAAGATAAAATCACATTTCCACTGGAGAACTAATATGGGAAGAGACTGGACACAACTCAAAAAACCACCGTCACAAAACACCAACAGCCGAGATATTGAAAGAGTAAAAATTGAAGGAGCTGAAACGCGCGTTAGGTTCGTAGGACCGGTTATGCCGCGATATATTTACTGGGTTACTACTAATGAAGGAAAGCGCTATCCGTTAGAGTGCCTAAGTTTTGATAGAGATACTGAGCAGTTTACAAATGCTCGTGACCCTCTTAAAGAAGTTCCTGACTATATCTATGCAGATAAGCCTCAGTTTGCTTATGTTTGCAATGTTATTGACCGCAAAGATGGCGCAATGAAGCTGTTGGATCTTAAAACTACTATTTACAAGCAACTTGTTGATTACGCTACTAACGCTGACTACGGTTCTCCTGCGGACCCGGATAACGGGTATGACATTACTATCAAGCGTGAAAAGACTGGCCCTCAGCCTCAAAACGTTAAGTATACCGTTATGCCTAGCCGAAATTCTATTCCTCTAAAGCCTAACGAAAGAGAAATGGAAGTTTATAATCTTGAAACAATTTTCAAGCGTCAAACGTACGAAGAGCAAAAAGAGTGGCTGCTCAAGAATACTACCTACTTCTCAGAAGAAGTTGCTGGCGATTTGAATAGCACTGAGAAAATGGAAGATCTATGAGCAAGAAAACCTCTCTTAAAGACCTAGCAGCTAGTTCTGGTAAACAACCAGACCCTAGCAGCCCTCCTGCTAATGGTCTTCCAGCAGGATTTAGCTCTATTGATGGAGATAGAGTTACTATAGATATGAATTTTCTGCGGAAGATGAATATCTTTTTTGCCACTCCTTGCTATGGAGGAATGGTAACTGACCAGTACTTCTTAAGTATGTTTAGGTTGAGCCAGGTACTCATCCAACACGGAATTCGTTTTAGAATTACGACACTACGTAATGAAAGCCTAGTAACACGCGCTCGTAATATTCTTACTGCGATGTTCTTAGAAGATACTAGCTGTACTCATTTAATGTTTATTGATGCAGACATCGAGTTTGACCCTGATGGGGTAATTCGTATGCTTGCAATGGATAAAGATATTATCGCAGCGGCCTATCCTAAAAAGACAATTAACTGGGACCAGGTAAAACGAGCAGTAGAGCAAGGTAAAGATAACATCTCTACCTATGGAGCTGACTATGCTATCAATCTAAAAGTACAACCAGGTACTCGTCGTGTGCGTACACATATGGGAGCCGTAGAAGTGCTTGACGCTTCAACCGGATTCTTTATTGTAAAGCGTGAAGTAATTGAGCGCATGGTGCGTGAACACCCTGAACTCCACTACAAAAATGATTCGTCTATCGACCCTAAGTTTAATCCTCACTGCTACGCTCTTTGGGATACCGAAATTGACCCAACTGACCGTAGATATCTCAGTGAAGACTATGCGTTCTGCCGTCGTTGGCAGCGCATGGGCGGAGAGATTTGGGTAGATCCTAATACAAAACTTAACCATGTGGGAAGTTTTACTTTTGAAGGTCAATTAACTAACCTCTTACAACGAGAACCATGAGAATTTTACATGTAGCAGATATTCATATAAATCTGCACAAAAAGAAGATTCCTTACGAGTGGCAGACGAATAGATTTCGTCTGCTATTCGATAAGTTATTGCAACTGGAAAAGAGTTGCGATATTGTTGTTTTAGCGGGCGACATCTTTGATAAGAAACCTGAGCCGGATGAGATATGTCTTTTTCTGAGTTATGCTAACTCAGTTACAAAACCGACACTAGCTATTCCAGGTAATCATGAGGCATCTACAAAAGGCAACACCTTTTTAGAGCACTTTGAAGCAGAACACGCTATTAATAATCCAAACTTTATGTTACGGACAAAAAATGACCGTATTGTGGTGAACAATCAAGGCTTTCAGCTATTTCCGTATGGCGAGATGCAAACTAATAATGTTCCAAGCTACATCTCTGGAGATATTCTAATTGCGCATATTCGTGGAGAAGTGCCGCCACATATTACTGCCGAGTTTGATTTTAATCGTATTGCAGCCTGGCCTCTTACGCTAATTGGAGATTTACACTTCTGCCATCGTTACAAAGAATATAATGTTTACTACTCTGGAAGCCCTCTCAACACTACCTTTGACAGAGACGATTCTAGAGAGTATTCC